ACAATTATTATATATTCCATATATAATCTTTTACTTATACGTCTTCTATTAAAGGCTCAATTCCATCGTGCCGAGCTATCCAAAAAGGTTTATAAACTTTTTGCCAAATATATCCATTAGCTTCTTTAGTTTCGTCACCTTTTAAGAATACTTCACCTTTTGTAGCATAGTATAGAAGATCCCCAGCAGGAGTATATCTTACACCGGCAGTATCAGCACATACTCGAATATTCTGTGTTAATTTATTTTCTTCTGTCGGAACAACTATAGTATCACTTGTATCGGCAACTTCTTCTATAGAATTTTGGATATTTATAGTATTTTCATTTCCATAATCAAGTATATACGATGTTGGATCAAAAACTTTATTATTTATATCTCGTACCTCAAAATGGAGATGTGTACCTGTAGAAAATCCAGTAGTTCCCATTATTCCAATAATCATTCCTCTTGTAATTTCAAATCCTATAGGGAAATTAACTTCGGTAGAAAGATGAGCATATAAAGAATATCCCCAACTATGTTTTATTTTAATATAATTGCCATATCCTTTTGCATCAAATCCTACCTTTTCTACAGTGCCATCGTCACAAGAATGTATGTTTCTATCATCAGAATAATAATCTATACCGCCATTATAAGTAATCTCAGGGTGTTCTGAAGCATATTGCAGATGGTCGTTATAAGTATAAGTTACTTGATAATTACCTCTAACAGGTCTTTCTATATTTTCCATTATACCTCCAGTCTTAGCTTACTTTATTGTGCCAAACCTAATAAATAAAAAAGCTAACGCAACCGTTTGAGTAACTATTGCCCCTATTACGCAAAGTAAAACAGCCCATAGTTTATTACTTACTTGATTCTTTCTTTCCTTTTCTTTCTTTTCATCTTTAAGATGCTCATCAAGTTTTGTACCCAATGTATAGCAATTGTCTGTAATCCTATTTTCTAAAACATGATAGTTATCTGCAAATTTATTCTCTAAACTATGATAATTTTCTAAAATTCCAGGTTTACCATTGCCAAAAAAAGCCTTATCTAATCGATCAACTACGTTTTCAATTACCGATAATCTTGAATCGATTTTGCTAATAATAAAAGCCATGTCAATATTTTCAGCATTTTGCGGATCTGACATATTTTCTCCTTTTATATGCTGAATTTCATTCGACATCTTTTTCTATGGGCGCAGTAGAAGCCTTACTCGCATAAACAGCAGCTTCAATACTCCCATCTATAATACTCTTAAGTTTTTCATCTTCAGTATTAATGCCTGCTAATTTTAATGCATCATATACGTATTTAGTAGCAGCATCTTTTTTAGCTTGTCCTTTTTCTATTTTACCTATTGCATTTAGCTGCTCAGCATATTGATAGCCTCTCTGGCAATATTCAATAATCTTATCAATAAGAGGCAAATAAGATGTATTAGGAATAAATGTTTGTAAACTATCTACAACCTTATCCGCAGCATCTAATCCCGTAGAAACAAATTCCATTGTTTTATCGACATCAAAACCTTTTTTCTTTAAATAAGGAAGCAATAAAACTAATACTGCAAACACAGCCAGCACAACACTAATAATAATCAATAAATCTTTAATTTCCATCTATTTCTCCTTAATCAATAACATTAAAGTTATAATTCGGATTCATATTTTGCTGGGCGATTATGTTTATTTATAATCAATTTTTTATAGCCACATTCAGAACATTTTTCATAGTCTTCAGAATAACTTATCCCATCCTTGTCTTTACTAACTTCAGTGACTAATTCCAGCGTTCCAAAACATTCTGGACATTTCCTTTTTAAAGTCTTTCTAATTTTTCCCATATAATACTTATTCTTCTTTAGCTTTACCTTGCTTTTTTGTTAGCTTTTTTTTCTTTTAATTCTATAGGAGCATTTTTTAACTCATCAGTTTTGTCTTGAATAGATTTTAGTAATTTACTAATTCCTTCTTCAGATAAATCTAATGTACCAATATAATTTATAAGATCTATAGTCTTATTAGCAAGTTTATTTATTGAATTACCAATACTACGCTTTTGATATTCATAATTAACAATATTTTTCAAATCTAAAATAAAATCATTATAATTATCTATATTATTTTTGATTAAATCCCATAAGCCACCATTTACAATATTATCAAAATTTTCCACATCATAATCAACATTCGTATTCGATGATAAAATTCCAATAATCATTGACCATTGTGCCTGATAGTAATTTTCACATATATTAAATTCTTCATTAAATAATGTTTCAATATAATTTTTAGATAAATCTAACTTGACTTCTTCTTTTAAATATGGTAATATGATTATATCATTTTTCTGAAATTCAATAATTTTTTCTTTTTTGCCTTCAAAGGGAAACTTTACTTTATTTTTGACTTTTTTACCTTCTAAGGGAAACTTTTCTTCCATGTTTAAATTTTCATCCTCTTTATTTGGGGAGGGGATTTAATCCCCTCCTTCTATTTTTTTTACTTCAAAAAATTTGCATACTTTACCAGTACTATCCGTACCAGCCTCAAAGCAATTAAGTTTTTTACACCATTTTGCAAACTGGCAAGCATTTCCTTTGTTACTTTCATGAAAGCATATAAAGAAAATACCCGTTTCACCTTTCGGCGTTATCTGCTCGCCGTATTTGCATATCATAGCAATTACGCAACATTAATCATTACATAATCAACAAGCGATCCACTCGGATAATTCACATCGATTCGGATTGTTTCTTCAATTGTAGTAGAGCTTGCTGAAGTGCTAATTAAACCTGTAGTAGCTCCTACTGTAATTCCAGATCCTGAACTACCAGATCGCGTAAATGTACAATCAGAAGTAATATTTGTATTTGCATACACGCCACCTCTAATGCCTAAAACGCTAATCTGTGTAGATTCGGCTGTGCCCTTAGCCCAAGAAATTGTGCTTGGAACAGCGGCAATACTGGAATAAGTAGTTGTTGAAGAAACAGGAATATATGTAACTTTAGCATAATAATCGCCAGATGTACAATCATTAGATGTAGAAACAAGTGCTTTACCTTCTAATGTTTCATTGCTAACACCATCGGCAGCAAAGTCTAAAGTGTAATTACCAGTAACTTGGAATCGCGGAACATTGATTTGCAAGTATTTCTTAACCGTTGTCTGATCACTTGCGCGAATTTCAGCAATTAATGTAAGATCAACAATTGAAGGCGGTTTTACGGATTCGATAGTAATCTGATCTGCTCTCTTACTTGTTACATAGACAGCAGTAATAATCTGACTATTTGCACCACTAACTGTAATATTTTTGTTAGTAGGAGTTACAGTTTGAATAGACCCATCAGCCAAGAATACTTCAACGTTACCAACCGGAGTAAGTGTAATCACGCCAGATCCTGAAGATGATAATGATACACATTCAGTTTGTAGGACATTGACTGCGCCTGTGGAAACTGTTGCGCCAACATTTAAAGCTAAGATTGTTTCTGTAAAAATTGCTTGATTAACTGTAATTCCAAGCTCGCGAGTGTGATAGTAGCTATAGATTAGAGGGTTGTTAATACCAGCCCTAACGTCAGCACTACTCATACTAAGATTAAAAGCAGAACTAATATTAGCCTTTCCATAAGCAATACCCGCTTTAGTCTGCGGATCTCTTAATATTACGTCTGCAACTGAAACCAAAAATTCATTTGTCATAATTTTATTTTCTCCTTTTAAGTAGATATTATTCCATCGCCGTTGGCATCAAAGCCAGCATCTTTCACAAAGCTCTTCGCATCAACCAAAATTGAAGCATAACGAGATTTCGCGTTTTCGGTATGAGTTAAATAATGAGCAATTAGTTCTTTTTTATTTTTCGATTGTATCTGTCCACTAATTTCTAGTGGTTTCAACAATTTATAAGTAAGGAACATAGTTTCTCTCTCAAACCGATTCTTATATTGATATAGCGATAATTCACCAACTTCATTTTCAGATAATCCAGTCATAGCACAAAAAGTATATATTTCATCTTTTAAATCAAGAGAAACACTATTATTCATAAACTCTAATCTTTTTTCTAAATCTGGATTATAAGATTCTATATAATCCAAATTCGATCCATTTTGCTCCAATATGATTTCTCGTATATCATCAAATTCCTGTTCATTAAAATATGCTTCATCTATAGATATACGAAAACTAAGTTTCTCAAAAGGATCTTCAATTCCATCTAATTCTTTGTATCTAATTTCAACATTTTCAGATTTTGTAACTTCTTGCAAAAACGTTGCTAAATCTTCAATTAAATTTATATCTTCATACGCTTGTTGAATTACATAAAATAGAAATTTTAAGTAGCTCATTCTTAAGACGGCTCTATCTGGAATATAGTTTTTCGGATGCCACATCAGCCTTTGATATTTTTCTTTTAATTCAATTTGCTTCAATTTAATTGGATAGAATTTTATACCTTTATATATTTGTGGCAAACCAAATACATCATTCTCTGGTTTATATATTTTTTTTACTTTATTATTCATTACGCTATCCAATTCGACATGACAATCATATTCCCTCTATAAGGGATATTACCCACCATAGAAGTTACCATTTTACACCGTGCACTTGCTTTAGCATCAAAATGTAATCGCCCTAAATAGCCAATTTCAGATCCGTTGAAAACTTCTATGATCTGTTGTGAGAGAACTTGTAACCGTGATTGGTAGTTGCTTAAAGCTGATATAGAAAAATGCGTAAATATTTCAAATCCCATAAAGATTCTTCCATATATATGATTTACAGGAGTCAATTCGATAGGAGTTATTCTCAATATAGATATTTTCGCGTTTATTGATTGATCCATCCCAAAATCAAAAAATATACGAAATCTTGAATAATCTGGATCTAAATCTCCATTATTTATCATATTGCCTTTCTCTTGTAATGTAAGATTAGGATGGGCACTATCATTTTTATAAGCATCTTTATCGTTATACTTAAGCAATTTCCATATCAATTCATTATTATCCATCATATACTTTACACAATTGTATGATATTAAAGGATAATTTTCATATTTATTATATACTTCCGCTCGCATATCTGTCATAATTACCACCTTCCAAGTAATGAAATTTCAAATATTCTGCTTCCAGAATTACCTGAGCATAATATATTTAAAGGATAATCTAAATACATCCCTGTATTTTCTACTTTGAAAGTATTATCGCTTAAGACAGAAAAATCATAGTATTGCTGAGGAACATTATTATCGGCTATAGTAAATACAAAACTTCCAGATATAATAGAACTTCCGCTATAATAGCGTACATCGAATGTCTGAGATACTCCTTCTAAAATTCCTCCATTATTAGGCTCAATTACAATTGTGCTTACAGCAGAAGAACTTCCAGATGTAATATACTGATATTTATCCGCTATACCATTTACTAAATCATCCACACTTTCATTTACATAATCAGTCTCCATTTTTAATTCAAGTAATTTGGAACTTTCATTATCGTATGTACTTGTGTTTAGAAAATTACGTATACCACCACCAGCAACCCTAAAAGCCACCCATTTATCTGGATTACCAATAATAAAACGCCTATTTTCAGTGATTGTGTCTGTTTTGCTATTCTGTTGCAAATAAACCTTTATTGCGCCGTTTGGAGTAACTAAATTATCAGAAGACATATTGTTATCTGTACCGGCAATCTCATATTCTATGGCGCACGGCTCAGAGTATACTGTAGATCCAGAAATAGACATCCATCGTAATACATTATTGCATCGTCTAACTGTCAAGGACGATGTCAACGTTTTTATATTTTCAATATTCCATCCAATCCAAGTATTATCAGAAAAAATATATTTCTTTCCTACAAAAACAGGATGCGTAATATCTGGGAACAGAATACGTTTAAAATCATCGCCCAATCTCGTTTGAGTAAGCACATCTAATGCTGAAGTTATTCTCACTTTACTTGTTACGAATGATCCCGATCCTATTATATTTTCTTCTTCTATATAATAAATATCCGAGCTTACATCAAATAAATCAGTTACAGTCGCTTGAAAATGATCTATCAATACCGCAGAAGCACTCATATTTTCGTTAGGCATTGGGTAATATTTAAGTCCCATCCATTATACCTCCTTTAGTAAGCCGTAGTATCAAATATTTGATTATACCAATTACCAAAATTGGTTCTCTTATATGAATAGTTTATCAATGCTTGGCTAATTTCTTCTTGTAGCGCGGAGTAATAATCTTGTTTGGATTTCAAATTCTGTGCAGCAGAGAATGTCTTAAAATCTCTATCGCTAATGACATTGGAAATTTGTACAAGATCCTTAATTGTCTTTTCAAGCCAATATTTAGTCATTAATAAAGATAGCATAACCTTATTTGGAATATTTAAATCTTCTGTGAAATATCCAATAGTACTTCCTGAACTTGCAACATAGTTTAATGGTTGATCCGCAAAATCAGAAAATTCATTAATTGCAAAAATTAACCAAGGCTCAACATAGATTGTTAAAGTAGAAGATCCAGAAGAAGAATATACAACGTCAAGTTTATGATCTCTTATTCGTGATAAAAATAAATCAACTATATCAGAACTTTGTGTAGACAAATTTTCCTCCTTTCTATCGTTGTAATAGAAGAGAGTACCACTTTGACGCGATACTCTCTGTTGTAGTTTAAAATTTATAAGGTTTATCTATTAGTTTTTGATATAAATCAATTCTCTCTTTCACATGCAAATCTATATCTTGTGTTAAGGCAAATTGATAGCCAATATCTTCAGCTCTTTCTTTGTAAATGGAAAGATTATCTATAGCATTAGAAATTGCATTTTCCCAATTTTCTTTTCCATTCTCTGTAAAAGAGCCATACTCACGTAAATGGTTATAATTGGGATAGTCAGATGCAACAAAAGGAACTTTCAAAGCTAAGCATTCCAAAGGTTTAATTTGGCTTCTTCGTTTATCATATTCACCAGCTAAAGGAATTGTACAAATATCAATACTTTTAATTAATGCGGGATATTGTTGATCTGGGACAAAAGCACAAAACATTTTTTTATTATCTGCAATATCCAGTTCATCATAAACTTTCTTATCACCTGTAATAAGCACTTTTACATTAGGATATTTCTTGCATATTTTTCTATATGCCATCATAATCCCCGAACCTGCAAATGAATATCTATGTGATAAACTTCCTGACCATCCAATCCAGATTTCTTTTTCAGAATGAGGGAATAAAGGTTTTACATCTTTATATCTATCTATTACTATATTATTATGAATGAAATACGTATCATTCCAGTCAGCCCAATCATCGCATAATGCTTGGGATACCGTCTGTAAGCCTTTACTCATATGCACACCCCATTCCAATTGTATTTTCGGAATAGGGTTTATATAATTTATAAATTCTTCGCCTTTTTCATTCTTTCCTTTTATCTCTCCAAATTCCCAAAAATTATAAGCAGGATTGTCTTTATGCAATTTTCTATAAGCATCATCAAATATTACACCAATACTTTTCCCACGAACTTTCCAAAACATCATCATTGTTAATGTATCTTGAAATAAATTTCTTTCAACCATAATAATATCTGCTTTAGAGCAAAGTTCTTGTGTTTCAGGAGAATTTCTTATAAATTCATTTATATGTATATACCGTGCAGTATGAACTCCTGTTTTATTAATAGCATTCGTTGGATTTATACAATTGTGCAAGCTGCAATTAAATTCATGCGGTAAGTCCGCATATATATAGAGTACAAAAATAATATACCTCCTATGTTATATTATTTGAGAGTTAATTATTCTGACTCTTTCATCATATTGTCTTTTATTTCTACACTTGCTTTTGCTTTTTCGACAATATTAACTCCACTAACTCGTGATAATTTATCAATCAAATTATAATCAACAGGCTCATTGTTTATTATTTTCTTGATAATAAATTTCACAATCACTTCTTGCTGTTTCGGGTTAGCTTTCTGAAATAAGGATATAGCCGCTTCATCATTATTTAAAATCTTTTCAATTTGTTCTTTTGTCAAGATTTTCTTATAAGCGTCCTTTTTGCTTGCCATTGCAACTACCCTGTCATCTAATATGTAATAATAACCAGCTTCCAAAAAGTTTCTATGATGATTATTTATCTCCATAAGATCACTATATAGAATATCCTGCGTTTCGCCAAATTCCTCAAAACTAAAAGTTTTCCCTAAACCGTGATCTCGTGTTGATAAATTTAATTTATTATCTATTAAACTCATAACCTTAATATATTCATTAGGCTGAACTGTATTGACAATATTAGGATTAGGTTGATACTGTTGCGGAATTGTATCATGAGCATTGTTCATCATTGTTTGACTTTTAATAACTTCCAATTCCTTTTTTAACGATTCAATTGTTTCAGACAAGTTTTTAACTAATAAACTATCAGCAGTTAATTGATTTACTTCCTCATTATTTGTTTGTGCTTTTGTAGTTTTACGTTTAGAAACGACCTTGTCTAAAGACTCGGATTTTGTTTTCATTTTTTCTCCTTACGCTATAGCGTAGTTTATAATATAAAGGGTGGATAAATATCTAATCTATCCACTCTTTATTGTTCTTGATAAATTAAGATAGTAGATATTTAATATCTACTATCTTGTCATAATAGTACACAAATTACAGAGTAATGAGTCCGCCTACACTCGAAGTATGCACACCCGTTTTCCAGAACTTAGTTAATGTATTGGTCTGAGTGAGATTAGCATTAGCATATACATCGGATGTATTTGACATCATAGTTCCACCTATAACGCATTTAACAATTTTATCGGTACTAGGAGCAACAATCCATAAAGAAGTATCACTGAGCAGAGTACTAAACGGAGTTTCCCAATTTGCTACCTGAGGAAGTTCTAAGGTTGACATTGAACCTATTTGCCTTACATAACCTAATTTTACAAATGGGCTTTCAATATCATAACGATAGTTACCATCATCAGGAAAAACTTTAGACAAGGCAACTTTTGTACCAACCATAATAGGCTGAGCACCACCACTGAAAGCCTGAACTTTAGCAGCAAGTTTCATCATATCTTCCATTGTGTAACCGGTCACCTGCAATCCGGTTGTAGCATCTGTGCTTAAGGCTGACATTGCGGCAGCAAACGCATTATAAATATCTTTATACATTTCGGTTTCGATTGAGCGCAGACATTTCGTGACAAATATGCCAAGAGATTCCTGTCCAGTTAAAACACGGAACAAAGATACATATGTTGAAACCATATGAGCTTCGGGATTCAAAGTAACCTGACGTTCAAAGCCCTTATGAAGTTCAGCTTCGCGCATACCCATACGACCAGTTTTGGTTACTGGGAACAGATCACGAGAACGAATATCAAAGATGGCAGTTTCGCCCCAACCAACAGTACGAACTTCGCAGAAAGCAGAAGTTCCATCAATAATTGTTTGAGGAAGAACCGCATCAATTAATTGAGTTTCAATATTGCCAATAGCCCAGTTAATCATAGGATGGTTAGCCATTTGAGAAGGAGGCATAGATGTTACATCAATTCCTGAAAGTTTTGATACTTCTTTCAGAATAAGTTTCCCGAGTGCTTCCTCTTTTTGAGAAAAGCTAATCGGGTTGCCATCCTTGCCTGTTTTAGCATACGGATACTGTTTAGTGCCATTCTCTGAACGATAGTGGTTCCAGAAATCAGCAAAATTTTCAAACAATGCTACAGATTCGTCATCTCTGCAAAAAGAGATAACGCTTTTTGGTAATTTAGTCATATTTTATTCTCTCCTTTTTTATTATTAAAATATTAATTAGTCAGGTAAAAACATGACTGTAATTATGCTTTATAAGCTTCTAGTTGGAATGCCACTATTCTTCCGTCACCAATTGCACTAGCTGACGCACAAGGAATATAAGTGGTTTTTAAATATTTCAAGCATTCGCCAGTAGACGGCGCAGCAGCCCATGCCCATTTAAAGTTACCAGTATCGTCAGGAACAGCATAAGCCTGAGGAGTTGCAGAGTCAAATGCTTCTGCAGTCAAAGTAATAATATCAACATTTGGCTCAAGCCTGAAAGCTGTAAAGACTTTACAAGCTGAAGTATAGAAATCCTGAATATTTCCAAGACCGTTATAAATATTATCCCCAGCAGTAGCAAAAGATAACTCAGGTTCACATGCGATCCAGAGTCGAGTCTGGCTTGCACTAGACGGAGCTGTGGCTAAAAAGACTTCTCCTTCACCGGAAACACCTGTTTTTTGATTCAGGACAAAAATGTTTCCATTATCGATCGGTGAAGCACAAATTACAGGACGAAGCCGAGCATCAACATTTTTGGCTTCAACTTTACTCACTATTAAAACTGCATGATTTGCCATATTTTAAATTCTCCTTTTATATATATAATTAATAGGCTTTTAGTTAAAGCCAACCGTTTTCGAAATTACTTTCTGATTTAGGGCTGTTAAGCCAAGGCATAGCAACTCTATTAATACCATCAGAAGGTTTCTTGTCTTTAGTATAAGAAAATGCGACTGCTTTAACTTTATTTTTCCAAGCATCAATATTTTCTAAACTAAAATTCTTACTATCTTCTCTGTACTCTGCAATCTTATCTTTTGGCATAGTATCACTAACTTCAGAAAGTGTAGCTTCTATTTCGAAAGCAAATTGTTTTGCTTCAATATCAGCTTTAAACCCTTTCAGAACTTCGTTTTCAGCTAAATAAGCTTCTTTATCTTTTTCAGCCTTTTCTGACATTTCGCATAACTTCGCATATAGCATTGTAGAAAGTTTCTGAAAATCCATATTGCCAGAATCATTTCTTTCAACAAGATATTTATAATCTTCAGTTTCAGCTTCTAAGATTTTAAGCATCGCTGCGACATCAAGGTTCCCGTCTAAAGACATTTTTTCTTCTTTGTCTTCTTCTTTATCTTCCTGCTCTTCTGTTTCTTCTTCTTCATCTTTTTCTTCTATTTCTGGCACTTCTTCTTTTGGTTCTTCTTCGAAGTCTTCTGTTTCTTGAGCTTTATTTTCAGTGGAACATACTAAATCTTTGTTTAAAACTTCATCTTCTTTATCCACAAATATTTCCTCCTTATCAGAGTCATCAGTTTCGCTTTCTGACATATCCTCTTTATTTTTTACCCATCTATTATTTTCAATATGATGAGATTTTTTGAACTGCGATTTAGCAATAGCATAGCCATTCTTTTCTTTACTAACTCCTATACTATCAGCAACTTTTGCTATCTGATTGACTTGGTCTAAAGTTAAAGGAACTCCGTCTATCTCTTTCATGTTTTTCGGAGCATCTTTTAAAGATGTATAAGGAAAAGTTATAATTTCACCTTCCGAAAAATAAGGAGATTTTCGATTGTCAATCTCATCTATAGATTCTTTAATTTTTTTCATCCAAACACGTCCTTCTTCTCCTCCATAAAATTCAGAAGTAGCATCATCAGGAGTAGTCTTTTTATTAAAGAATTTAGCCATTAATCTGATTTTTTCTGGATTAATCTTTTCATTATTTATTAGAAATCTCGCTATTGAAAGGGAAGCGCTATTTGCATTAGTTCCATGTGATTTATAGGATTCCAGCGCTTTTTTCGCTTTATTCTTTACGCTTTTAGGAATAGTAAAATCAATATCACTATATTTATCTGAAAATTCTTTAGCGTATTCTTCTTCATACTCTTTCGCAAATTGTAAAACCGTTGCTCTCGCCATTGGAATAGCTGCTTTTACACGGCTACCAAGTATAGTAACTGCTTCAAATTTATAGTCAGTTAATTCTTCTGATCCGTCTTCATTCTCTTTTGAATCCAGCACAGTTAATTCTACAGATACTGGCTTATCACCATCTCTTTTGAAAAAGTCTAGAAGCTTTCCAGAATATTTCTTCCACACGATTGAGAGCACAGATAGCATCGTTCGCCCATCCTCTAATTTTTTACTTATTATTTCTGAACTTTCAGGAATAACACCACAAGGAACTTCTTCTGGATCGTGAGTCCCTATATCGTCAGAAAAGCAATCATATTTCCAAACTACAGGACAATTCTTTATAGTATTAGAGGTTTTTTTAAGAGTTTCTTCGGATACATATAAATGATGCAAATTATCTCCAGAAGCAAAAAAATCTAACAATATGGTGCTAAATGAAGAGTCAGGATCTTCTTTTATAAGTTTCGCATCTTCTACAGTAAAACTTAATTTTTCATTCACGCAATATTACCCCCTTTCTAAAAGATATAACAAGATATCTTTTAAAGTTTTCTATTTAATTCCATCAAATTTAATAGCCAATTTTACCCAAAAAGGGGATAAATTTAGAATTTCTTTAAATAGATCAGTGTCTGCAAAATAATAAGAATTCCCTTTCCTCGAAAGTAAAGGGAGATTTCTTTCTAAAAAATATTTTGCAACTAATTTATTACATTCTATTTTATTGCTTATTTTTTCAGGATTTACTATATACATATTAACTCCAATTAGAAACAATATCTGGGAGAATTATCATATCAGCAATATCATGATCAAATCTCATCCAGTCGTTGTTATACGCTTTCCCCTTATCAACCAATAAAATACATTGATTTGTAATATGTGATAGCATCTTAATAAATTTCAATAGAAAAGAAGCAGTAGTAATATCTTCATCTTCAATAGCTAAATTATAGGACTCATAGCATAATGATTCTAAATCCGTCATAAATTCCAATATCTTCTCAAAGAACTCTTGCGGACTTCTATAGTCTGTATCGTCTAAAGGCGTAAATCCATAAACTGTAAGGCAATTTCTTTCAGACTGATATTCTGAAACAAAATCAGCTATTTGTGGAAATAGATGCGCTAATTTTTCATGTAGAATACCGCTCGTTTGATTCATTACGAATTTAACATCAAGTACGCTCATCGCTCTATCGCAAACTCTATTGCCTGTAAAACATTTTGTTACGATATCATTCAGTTTTGAATTAACTCTATCTGTAATCAAAGGCATAATCTTCCTCCTTTCTCAGGAAGTAATTCAAACTCATTAGAAAACATCTTTTGATGCTCTATTCATTCTATTTAAATTCTTTTTTTGTGCTGCATTAATACTCGTCATTATTTATTCCTCCATTTAATATGAAAAATCCTGATACTCGGAGCCAAGAATTATTTATTCCCGTTAAGTATTGGGTTTATACTACAATATATTATTGTAGCTATTTATTTGCTTTTATTTTTGATACGTTAGATCCTAAAGAACGTGTACTTTCTCCGCTTTCAGACAATTCGTCATCTGATTCTTCAGGTCTTCCCCTATTATCATCAGAATTAGCACTTTGTTGAAAAGCTGAAACAATAGGTGTTAAATTATTTGTCCATCCATTGACACGCGCTTCATCGAGTTGCCTCTGGAATGTAATCGGACTTTTCCCAATAGCAGCAGCTATAGATTGAGGTAAAACTATACCCATTTGTGCCAGCTTCATCACATTATCAAGTTTGCGCTGACGGTCTAAGTATATATTAGATCCTTCCAGTTTTATAGAAAACTTATAATACTTTGTTCTCTTATTGATTTGATATTCAAGAAAATCCTCAAAGTAAGGATAGATTTCTTGTGCAGATAATACATCTGAGTCGGATGAAAGCATAGTTTCAATCGTATTCATACGATGATCGCCACCAGAGTACAATAAATTTGTGTTGACACCAGATGTACCTAATGTATTTTTTGTCCAACTGGATTGTATATCATTGCTACCATTAAACTCTACTCCGCGTATAGAATTTAAAGGTGCTACCGCTACATTAACCGCTTCATCTATTGCCGATTTTAATAATTGCAAGAAATGGCTTAATAACTCTGGCGATATAGCTACAGAATCTTTTACGCTTGCTTTTGTATCCTTATTTAAATAAGGAACTTCTCCTGTCAATAATTTAACTGCTTGGCTTGCATAAGAATTCCTTTGCAATGCCCTAATGAAATTTTGATTAACTAAATCAGGAAATAGCCCAGCAAAATAAGGAACACGTGTTGCAATTGTCGGATTTAACTTCCAAGACCAGAATCCATCAGCAGGACTACAATCTGCATAATACACCCAAGTATTGCTACTTCTGTAATCAATATCTATTGATGGATTATAATCTGTAGAACTTTTAGTGATTATCTTGCTATATGTTTCTTTAAATATCTTTGGATATAAATCTAAATCTATACCCTGTCTTAGAAAGAAGGAATAATCAAAGCTAAATAATAAACCATAATCCCATCGACCAGTAATAAGACAATAATCAGGAGGAAGCTGTTGTAATATATATTTCTCCCCCTCATCTCGCAATACACAAAAGTAAGAATCAGTTCTATAAAGTTCTTTAGATACTCTTGCAAATTCACTTTTATGATCAAAGGAATCCATAAATTTAGACATTATATCTAAATCTTTTTTATATTTAGTTGATTTATAATTAGACTCATCTCCGATATTCATACAAGAATAAGTCCAATCCCAAGATAATAAATCTGACATATAGCCAAGTAATCGTCTATAAGGCGTACTACTAATTTCAAAAGATTCAGACATTGCAAGCAAAGTCTTTTCTGATTCTTTCGGATTTTCTAATGCTTTGGAAACACTATCTGAATTAACTTTTGTGCCAGTAGATGATAAACTTATATCTTTTAAACGACTATTTAGCAAGACAGGGTTAAAAACGTTTGGATATAATCCTGTGCGTTCAGAAAGCCTTTTTGCATAATCTAAGGCAAATATTATCTCTTCTTTAGTCGATAAAACATCATCTTCTTGTATTTTCTCTGTTTTATTTTTTGCCAATTATTTATACCTCCTTTCGCTGAAGGGTTACATAAAACTCAAATTTTATATACATTTTAATTATCCTAATCTTCGTGCTACCATACTTTAGTTATGCTTGTTAAGAATTCAAGATCGCTCATGCTATTATCTTCAGTTTCCTTCAATAATTCTTGATCAAAAAATGATAATACCCAATTGCAATAAGATATTGTTGAATATCTATCTTTATAGCATCCTGATTTCTCAGTTAATTTAACTTTGCCACTAACTAAACTCATATCAAGATTGATACATTCACCAATCATAAGACCAGTATTGATATAAGGATTTAGGAAAAATGCTGTTACTTCAGAATCATTTACATTATTTGTAAATTCTTTTACATTTTTAATTAGAAATTCTTCAGCTTCTCCATCTGGAATTAGAAAACACCATAATTTCTTTTGCAGTGAAATTCTAAATGCACTTGCCATCTGGCTGTTTAATTCCAAAGTAGCAGATATAGGAAAAATTACTTCCATCGGATTCAAACTACGAGTATGATCTTTTCTTAGTTCATATTTTTTATCAGAATTGATAAATGAAAATTCATCTCCAACAACGCCTAACGCGGGATGTGTAATTCCTCTATCTTCACATAAAGTAGGTTCTGTTAATGAATCAAAAACGCCAATGCCCGCATTTTGTACATCAAGTACAATATAGTCTGCATTAAAATCAAAGAATATATCTTTAATTCTTCTTGCTTGCACTCCAACATCCCTGCCTTTAAATGATTCAATATAAACAAGATGGCGTTCATACCCTTTGTTTAAAAGAGGAATAGCGCGAACACATATTATAATGCTATTATCATTTGCTTTATTCGTTCTTGTTGCAATGTCTGCTGCAACAAATCGAATCTCGCCATCAACCTTTTTTAAATCATATGGATTTTTTCTTAAATCATAATTATCGTCTTTTTGAGGATAAAATGCTCTTTTCAATTTTCTTGTAAATAGACTTGGCTTGAAATAACTTTTACCGCTTGATCCGCTTGGAATATTTAAGTATTCCATTTGTATAGAAACATCATCCATATCCCCCATTTCATTTCTGATCATTGACTCAGTTTTTATATTATGGTATAATGTTATCAAATAATCAAATGCTAAGAAATTAGCAGTTTCATCACCCATAACCATTCTTTTTATACAAGACTTTACATATGTATACCAATATTCGGCAGTATACCACGCAGAAGTTATATAAGAAATCCTGCCTTCTTCTTTCAATTCAGGAATATTTTCATATTCTGCTTTTAACCTATAAGGAGGCGTTCTAACTTCTAAAAAAGGTTTTATAACTTGCTCTAATATTTGCTTTGGTACTAATCGTGATTCTTCTATCAATATATAATTAGCACGAGCACCTCGCGCGCTGTCAGAACTAGGTAATGTTCTTATTGTGCTACCATTATGAAATGTAGCAACATTAATATTTGAGTTAGTTACAATATCTTCTATCTCTCGTGCAACATTAGGATATGTAGTTCTTAATGCAGACAATTTATCACTAAGAATTAAAGCACCTTGTTTTATTGTTTTCGAGCAAGCTATAACCTTAATTCCAGGATATAAAACTGCTAATGTAAGAGTCCATACCGCTATGATCCAAGTTTTAGCAGCTGCCCGACTTGCTACAATATAAGCTAAATTACTTTTTTGTAATGCGTATATTATTAATATTTGATAAGGATGTAATTTTATGCCAAAATAAAATTCAATAAAACGATGTGGATTCCTTCTAAAAAAAGTAATCCATCTTTTATATCGTTCTCGCCTTTCATCTTCTATAGTCTTACTTCTAACCATAGAAATAGGCTGAACGAATAAGTTTTTTGAATTCATATTCTTGCGTTCTTGATTTTTATAAGGTCTGGGTGAAGTTGCCATAATTAAACCTCTTCGTTTTCCGTTCCTATTTGACCAAAATCAGGAATTCCTTCGCTTTCATTATCCTCATCTTCTATACTTAAGTCATCATCTCCCACATCAGTTTCTACATTAAAATCTCTACTTTGTGTTACAAAATTCTTTAAAGGTCTGGTTACATACTTTTTGAAATAAAATCCTATATTATCAAAATCTTTAAATAGTTCTTTATCTTTAAAGTAATCAGCAGGTTCTGTTTCTTCTATAATTTTTATTATATTAGAAAAAGTTTCTTGCGCTTTACCAGAATTAGCAACAGAGGTTTTAGCAGGATCTAAACTCGCCGTTTTCATTAGTTCTTGGAGTTCCTTTATAACTGATGCAGAAGCTCTGCCATCGTTTGCTTTTCTTTGCTTTCTAATCTCAAGCATCTTGTGACATATTTCCTTTAATAAAGTTTCTTCTGCTTTCGTATCACATTTATGAGTTTTTTTCCAATCAGCTATTTCTCTTTCCAAAAACAAATAGTCCTCATAAGCGAGATTTTCTCCCCAATATTGCTTTAAATCACGCGCATCTTCAATATTATTTACGTCTACTTGACTTTCTACATAGATTGATGGCTCTTTGAATGTAAAAGCACCATTTTTTAAATTGGTTTCAAAATCTCCACCACCTATAGTTGCAAGTTTAGCTTTATAAATGCTAAAGATATTCTCTGATCCTTTACCTTTTTCGTATATCTTCTTAAGTCTATCTAAAGTTTGCTCTACTAAAACTTCACTATAGCACACATTTAATTTTCTGCATGTTCTAAGTATAGCCCTTGCTACATCGCTTTCTTCCTTATAATAATTATCATATATCTCTTGGCAACAATCTTTACAAATAGAAAAATATCCATTTGCATCTAATTCTAAATCTGTTGCTGCAAAGAAATCAGAATATTTTTTTGTAGTCATGCACCTTCGGCAATAAATAGTATTGACTTCGATGCCTGTCTTGCTAATATTCTTTTTAATTTTTTTTTTACTTATCATCTACTCTCCAAAACGGATATATCCGTTCATTTAATTACATTGAATTTTAGACATTAATATAAATATGTAAATATTTTACTAATCTCCGATCTAACATTATCTTCTTCGCTATCAAATACGACAATACCTACATTCTCATTTCCTGCTAAATTATTTATAGCTCTTTTTAAGCCACAATATTTTCTATATTTATCTTGTGTAATTTGGTCGTAATCTCCGACAAAACATATTGTACTATTAGCCGAAGTTCTTTGCCCTATCATAGCGAATTGTTCTTCTGTGAGATCCTCACATTCATCCACAAGTATCCAAGCATTTTTTATATCTCTGCCTTTTAAATATTCTGGAGAATCAACTTCGACCATATTTCTAAATATTAACTCATCAATAGTATATTGAGTATCGTTATTGTCTTCAAAAAAACCAAGCCATCCCCTGATTTTGCTCATCTTATCGCCAGGAAGGTATCCATTCTTTTCTCCAACACTGACATTATGCCTTATTACAAAAAATTTTTCATATATGCCTTTGTTTAAAAAATACATACCAAACATCATAGACATGCGACTTTTACCGCTGCCTGCCTTGCCCGCTATTAATTTGATGCCCACATTAGGATTAGCTAATAAGTCAAAAGCAAATTCTTGTTTTATTGTTTTGGGTTTAAAATCTTTGAATTTAGTATAAATAAGTTTAACAAATTTAGATCCATCCCAGCGACCCTTATCTATTACAGCACCTTCTTTATTTTTTATAATTAAATATTGATTAGTTAATAAATTAAAAACATTATTACCTTCATAGAAAGAAGCTAAAGTTTCGTCATCAGGTTGAACTTCCATATAGCCATTATACAATTATAAACCTCCGTTTAAAAAGTTCCTAAATATAACTTAATAAAACTGCGATTTTATATAAATAAAAAAGAGACCCTTCATCATCACAGAGTCTCTTTTATCACAATCTTATCCAACTACTATATTTAATATATTTTCAATACCATTATCTTTATCTACAATAAAACATTGCGTCTTTTTTTCTGTTTGCACATATCCAGTATCATTAGTCCATCTTGACCAACCGCTTATTGTAGGCAATCGGTAAATTTCAACATATCCCTGCTTCTCATACACCATTCCAGTATGCAAATGTCCTAATAACCAATAAAAATGATTGCATCTTGTCCAGCACTCTTTTGCCTCTGTAGACATTATTTCTAATGCTCTTTTGACTTGAAAGTTATGTGCTAATCCAAAGATATTCTTCCCAAAGCAATAGTATTTTCTCGGCAATGGCGAGCAATCTATATCAATATTTTTATCATCTTTAAAATAATAAGATACCGCTTTCATAATAGAATAGAATGATTGGCAATCATGATTCCCTTGCACAGAAATAACTTTAACTTTAGAAATTTCTGCAAGACTGAGTATAATCTCAATAAGTAATTCTGTAGCATCATCTATTGCATCATACCATAAATTTGAGTTATCTTGAGCTGTACCTTTTGTTGTAGTTCCAACAAGATTATCAAAATTCAAAAAGTCATTCCCTGCAACAAATATTACTTCTTCAAACTCTTCATTCTTTACTCTAAGTTTTAATTCATTAATTGTATCCCAAACAAGATTTTCTGCAATTTCCTGATTATATGAATTTCCAGTTGTTTTATCAGTAGATAATAAGCAATAATGGAGATCTGCTAAAGGGAATATAAGTGCCTTCCCATTTGTTTTATAATTTCTCGGACTTGTTTTGACTGGATGTAAATCTTTTACTTTTAAATTGTCAAACAATCTATCAATTGATTCTTCTGTCCATTTGGCTACAATAGG